CAAGTTATTATTGATTATATATTTGAAGGAACAGGTTTTTTTGTTGATTGGTACAAATATTCACATGCTGAGATTACGCAATTAGTTTCAGATTTTAACAGTGATAATAGTGAAGGTAAATTTGACAGTGATAGAATTCAGGAAAGTGATAATAAGGAGAAACTAGATAAGTATTATAAGAAAGCCATTAGAATTTCAAAATATGCTCCAGCAATTCCTAAATTTCCTGTTCAGTATACAAAGTTAGCAGAAACTATAATTAAAACATATAAAAGTGTTAAAATACCAGCTGAAGCTTCGCGCTGTGTGCCAACTGCAGCAGCATTTATGGGAAAATCTGGAGTTGGGAAAAGCTTGTTAATTGGAACTGTATTACCTATAATTTTACTTCTCAAAACAAAATTGTGTGAATCAGCAAGTCAAGCACAATTTAGTACGTGGGCACGTCCCACAGGGCAGAATGTCCATTTTTTCGATGGTTACACTGGTCAAAAGGTGATGTACGTGGATGATTTTCTGAAAGAAATAGAAGCAAAGGATGCATCAGATATGATAAATCTTATATCGTGTACTCAAACTCCACTTGAAATGGCAAAATTAGAGGAGAAAGGCCGATTGTTTTCGTCTAAATTCATATTAGCAACTACAAATAGTTCAAATTTTGCGAACGTACATGGACTAATGCATCCAGAAGCATTGTGTACGCGATTTGTGAATGCATGGACAATTAAAACAAAGATTCTAGATGGATCCAAAGCGGCATCATGGTTAGCCAATAACTTGGAGGGAAAAACTGTTGAGCAATTAATAGATATGATTGATCAAGAGTGGCATTTTTTCTACACTGATGTAGTTGGTGGCCATATTCGATCGAGTGTTACGTTTAGAAGTATTGTAACTCACTTGGTTGATGATTATCACAACAAACAAAACATTCATACCAAATTGACTAGCGCATTGTCAACTATAACTTTACAAGCTGGTGATTCGGAATACTATGATGTCGACGATTACAGTAGAGAAGATGCTATACGGGATTGTATGGCAAATATTAGAGCAAGTAGAATTGATGGCGACTATGAAGAATACAAAGACATGTTTATAAGTGAATTGAAATGTCTTGGAATTTATAAATTGAAGAATGGAAAGAATTGGGAGAATGAAACTTTAACAGCACAAGAAATGTATTATTTGATA